TTTAAAAAATATGTACTATGGGATTTTATGAGAATTGAGAAAGCAAAAGAAATTACAGGCAGCCTGAGCAAGCCTTCAAAGATGCCGGGCCACGCTTACGGCCTGCCGGCTAAAGAATGCAAGACCGGCGGCAAGCTCCAGAAGGTGAAGGGCTCGACGTGTTACGGCTGCTATGCATTAAAAGGCTGCTATGTTTTCAAAGTTGTGCAGGCTGCGCAATATAAAAGACTGAAAGCCATCAGGCACCCGCTTTGGGTTCGAGCGATGGCGATGCAAATTAATTCTAAAAAAACAAAATTTTTTAGATGGCATGATTCCGGAGATATCCAAGACTTGAAACACTTAGCAAAAATTTTTGAAGTTTGTAGACGCTCCCCGGACGTTCAACACTGGCTGCCGACGCGTGAGGCGTGGACAGTTAAATATCAGGACAGAGCGCCAGCAAATCTAAAATTAATTTTTT